CGTGTTGCCGTCCGACCCGTAGACCGCGACGCCGACGTCGGTGGCGGCCCAGTTGGTGGACTTCGTCACCGTCAGGCGGACGGGACCCTTCTGCGACACCTGGCAGCGGTCGCCGGCGACCGCCGCAGCGGTGTCCAGGAAGCCGCGGAACGTGGTGCCCGCACCGGTCAGGTTCTGCAGGTTGCCCGAACCATCGAGCTCGACGGCGGCGCCCTGGAACAGCGCGCCGGAAGCGGGGAGTGTGACCTGGCCGCGACCACCGGTGATGTCCCGGAACTGGCGCGGCAGGTTGGCGGTCAAGTTGGTCATGGGTTCCTCGTGATGCGCGGCGGCGCGCGGCCGCCGCGGCGGGTCAGCTGTTCTTCAGCTTGCAGATGAGCTCGGGGCGCCCGTAACCGGCGGCGCCCGCCCAGCCGTGGCCGAAGATGGCCTTGTTGTTCATGGCGTAGTACTCGGATCCCTGGTCGAGGCTGATCGGCATCGTCAGCTCCTCCTGCACGATGAACGGCAGGATGCCGGCGTCCGTCCGCATCAAGTACCAGGTGTCGTTGGCGCCAGTGCCGAGGCGCGCGTTCAGCACGACGCGGAACCGCATGCCGCTGTTGACCAGCTCGGACAGCGGGTTGGTCGCCGAGGCCGACGTGAACGCCGCATTCACGGCCGCCACCGTCGCGGCGTAGAGCGACGCCGGGACCATGGCCAGGAACTCGCGCGCGCCCTCATTGAGGGGCTCTCCCTGGTCGTCCAAGAAGCCCATGAGGCGCGACAGGCCGATGAGCAGGTTGTTGCTCTGCTGCGCCGTGGTCGGTGCCGAACCGCCGGCCAGGTTGTCGCCGGTCGTCAGGTTGTTGTCGATGTTGCCCGAGGCGCCGACGCTCCGCGTGTCGGCGAAGAACGCCGCGCCGTCGTACGCGTTGCCGTTCGCCAGGATCAGGTTGCTGATCAGGCGCTCGGGGAACTGCGCGACTCGTTGCGCCAGCTCGCCGGCGCGCGCGATCATCTGACCGGTCTTGTCACGCCGCAGATCCGGGCCGCGGAACGTGATCGTGCCCTCGTAGTCGTCGTTGATCAGGGTCACGACGTCCGAACGGAGCTCCTGCACGCTGCGCTCGCCCTCCCACTTGCGCAGGTTCGGCGCCTGGCCGAGCCAGGGGTAGGTCTCGACCGGCTGATCGGTGGTGAACGTGCTCGCCGCCGTGCGATACCAGCCGGCGCCCAGCTGCTGCGCGAGCTTCAGGTAATAGCTGCCGGTGACGTTGCGCAGCGTGAGCGGCGTGGCCGTGGTGGACGCCGCCAACAGAACCTCGCGCGCTTGCTCGCGCGGGTCCTGCATCAGCAGGCGGATCGCCTTGGACGATGCCAGCAGCACCGCCGGATCCTGGAACCGCTCGCTGAAGCGATCGCTGCCGGGCTCGCGCGACAGCACGTCGAGCAGGAAGGCCTCGCGGCTGTGCCACTGCTGACGCAGCTTGCGGTCGCTGTCGAACCGACCCGAGGCCTCGCCCAGCATCGTCGAGATCGGATCGTCGCCGCCGCCGAATGCCGGCGCACCGGGCTCGCCGCCGATCGGCGGGGCCGGCGAGGCCGGCGCACGCTGGCCGAGAGGCCGGTCGGCGCTCACCGCCATCTGCCGGCGCAGTTCCGAGAACCGCGTGCGCAGGTCCTCCTGCAGACGGCCCTGGGCTTGCTCGAGGCCGATCCCCTGGGTGACGAGCTCGCGCGCCAGGCCCTGCTGCTCGGGCGCCGCAGCCGCCAGGATCGCGTCCGCGCGCGCGCGCTCGTCGCGCAGCTGCGCCGCGGGATCGACGGGCGTCGCGGGCACGCGTGCGGGTGCTGGCGCATCGCGGTGCTCGGCCAGCGCCACGGCGCCATCCGCGACCGCCTCCGGCGCGTCGGCCTGGATCTCGCGCGGCTCGGCCGGCGCGGGGGAAGCGCCGTTGCTGGCGCCGTTGTTCGTCTTCGGCTTCATCTCTGCCCTCTGGATCGTTGCCTCGAAGCTCGGCGGGTCGTCCTGCCCGAGCGCGGTGGCGGAAGTCCGGTGGTCTGCGCCGAGGACCACGAAGGACACCTCGCGCAGATTGCTCTTGCGGAACACGTGGCCCGGGCCGTGGAGCGGCACGCCGTTGACGTCGACCGTCTCCCCGGCGCGCACCTCTTCGATGTGCGTCGGCATCACGCGCACCGAGGCCTCGAACGGGAAACCCTCGCGGCTGTGCGCGCGGATCTCCTTGGCGTGCGGAGAGCTCGACAACAGCTCGCCGGACAGCTTCAGGCCGCCCGCGGCTCGCGTCTTCGCCGAGATCATGCCGTGGCCGACGCGCATGTCGGTGCGGTGGTCGGCGAGGATCGGCACGCGCGCCTTGTGCTGGATGCCGGACAGGTCGATGCCGAGGTTTCCCCAGTACCAATGGCCGAGGATCGGCTCGCCCGTGTAGGCGGTCATCTCGAACCTGCCCGGGCCGCCCTCGCCGGCGGGGCCGTCGGCCAGCTGCACGTCGGTGAGCGCGAACTCGCACGCGGCCCCAGGCACCTGGCGTTTCGTCGCCTCCTGCAGCTGCGGCGGTTTCATCGCGCGCAGAGGTTCACTGCGGGCGGCGGCGGCGTCAACGCGCGCCGGTCCGCACCGCTGGACGGCAGGTCACGCCGGGACCAGGTCGTAGACCAGGAAGCCCGCATAGACGATCGCGTTCGTCACGATGATGTTGAGCGCGACGCCGGCCGCAGTGACGAACCAGCCGGCGTCGGTGACAGGATTCACCTGCGACACGAGATTGCCGACCACGAAGGCACCGGTCAGGTTGATCGGGGTGCCGTCCTGAAAGATCACGTTGCAACCGCCGCTCGCCCCGATGGTGAACCCCAGCACGCGGATCTTGAAGTTGGGGACCGCCGCGACCAACGACTGAGCGCCGGCATTGCCGGTGCCGGAGATCACCAGGTAGCGCGGTGCATAGATGTTCGAGCCGTGCTGAGCCATCGCGTCACTCCTTGGCACCGACTTTCGCCGGCGGATTGGGTGCTTGTTCGTCCGGCGGTTTGCCACCACCGCCCTGCGGCACGCTGCCGCCGATTGGCGGCTGCGCAGGAGCCGGCGGCCGCAGGATGTCGGGCGGAAGGTCGTACTGCTGCTCGACGTCGATGCGCTCACGCTCGGCGCGGCCGCGTTCCCGCAGGATCTGCCGGTAGGACATGCCGGCTCGCGCGGCCTCGGCATCGGGCGTCGACAGGTTGTTGGCAATCGCCAGAGCCGCGGCCTCGACTTCCTTCGTCGGGTCGACCCAGCCTCGCGGCGGCCGGATCCACAGGCAGGCGAGGAACGGCGACATGTCGGTCAACATCGCGGGGAACACGGGAAGCAGACCCGCGGCAACGCCCTCGATGATCGCCGCCTCATAGACGGGCTGGCACCAGCCGGCCACCAGGTTGTCCTGCTCGACTTCGCAGCCGCGCCAGATCTCCAGCAGCGCCGCACGCGCGCTGCTGTAGTTCATGTTGGCGAAGTCCTTCACCGCGACCTCGTAGCTGAGGCCGCCGCTGCTGAAAATCGCCTTCAAAATCCGCAGCACGAACGGCTCGAACGTGACGCCGGGCCTCGTCGGCATGAAGGGCGTCATCTCCTCGCCCTCGTTCAAGTACTCGACGGTGCCGGGCTCGAGCGTCTCGATGTAATGCAGCTCGCCGGTGCCATCGTCCCGCGGCGACAGTTCGGGCGCGACGTCCGGGTCGCGCGGGTCGAGCGGCCGCTTGATCGTCATCACCACGTTGCTGTTGGCACGGGCCGCGATCAGCTCGGAATCGAGGTAGTGGTGCAGGTGTTCGAACAGCGGCAGCGCCGGCGTCAGCATCGGGGCGCCGCGCGAGACGGCGACACGATCACGGCGGAAGTGATGGATCACGTTCCGCCAGGAGCCCTGGTACTTGTCGATCCGCACCGGCAGGTTGTTGACGGACAACGGCCAGGCGTGCGGCAGGCCGAGGTCGTCCTGATGGTAGGGCGTCACCCAGTAGGCAATGGGCTCGCCGCGATCGCCGAGCTCGACGCCGCCGCGCACGTTCATGCCCCAGGCGGTGGGCGGATCCTGCAGACGGTCGGGGTCGATCAGCTCCCAGCTGCCCATCAGAGGGCGCGTCGGCGACACGCCGACCACCACCCTGTGCGCGATCACCTCGCCGTCGACGATCTGCGTGCGGCAGACGAGCCGCGTCAGGTCGTCGAACGTGCCGTGCTCGGTCGCGTCCAGGTTGCTGGAGGCGTGCTGCTGCCAGAGCTGCGCCGCGGCTTCATTCCACGCGTCGCACTCCTCCTGCGACAGCCCCGTGCGCTCGGGCGTGATCGCCGGCTGCGGGCGCATGCCGCGGCCGACGATGTTGTCGACGAGTGTCTTCACCGCGGCCGAGGCGTGCGCGTCGTCGCGCACCAATGCCCGAGACTTGATGCGCAGCGCGCGCAGGTCGGGCAGCAAGTCGCTGTCGGCGCTGCCGGCGATCATTCGCTGCCGGGTGCGGTCACGTTTCGCGGCGTCATAGGCGAGCCGCACGTCGGCGCGCGCACGGCCGAGCCGCAACTGCGACCGCGACTGCGCGCGGCGGAGAGCCCAGCCAGGCGCCGCGGCCTCAACCGCGGCGTCGAGCACGCGCGCAATCGCGCGGATGACGCCGCCTGGCTTGGGAACTTTCGGTGGTGGCGGCTTCATCCGAACCTCACACGCGTCCTGCGAATGCCGTTGGCGCGGCGCGCCTCGGCCTGCATGTACTTGTGGAGCTCGATCAGCTCGCGCAGCGACCGCATGGTCACCGAGCGGCCGTTCACGATGTAGCTGGCGACGTCGAGGCCGTCGGCCATCGCCCCCTCGACCGCGTCGACCAGACTGTCCGCAGTGGTGGCAGAAGTGCCGCCGCTCACTGGATCGACGCCGCCGCCGCCGACCGTCTCCTCGGCAGTCGGCGCCTGCGGCGTGTCTCCCCCGCCGCCTCCCACCAGGCTTTCGCCTGCCCCGTCCGCCGCGCCCGTGGCGAACGAGGCGTCAGGAGGGTGGGGTGGGAACAGGTCCGACCAGGCATCGAGCTTGCTGTCGACGCGACCGGCAACGGTGACGTCGGCCAGCATCGTGAAATGCACACCGTTGTCCACTCGCGTGGACCGCGGCCACACGCCCTGCTCGGTGCGCTGCGGCAGGTCCTTGGTCTCCACCACCGACACCCGCGGCCGCGAACTGCCAACCGCCAGCTGCGCGTTGCGGATGTTGGCGACCTCCTGGTCGGTGCCCAGCGGCGTCTTGTCGCTGAGCATGATCACGACCTCGGGGCACTCCAGCTCGTTGCCCACGCGGTGGCCGAAGATCTGCCGCTTCCAGTCGATGTGGCGCTCGAGCGCGGCCTGGTAGGTGGTCGAGAAGTCGAGGTCGCCCTCGCCCTGCCAGGTGACTCCCAGCACGCGGCGCGGAATGCGTCCTTCCTGCGTCACCAGGCGCGTCAACGCGTCGCGCACCACCTGCGCGGCGATGCGCTTCAGGTCGACTGGGCCCATCACCAGCGTGGTCACGGTCGGCGTCGCGTCGACCACGCCGCCGCTGCCCTCGAGGTCGATCGAGGCACCGCCGCCGTTCACCGCGAGGATGCGGCGCGGGTTGTTCGCCGTGTCCGGCGGCGTGTTGTTGGCCGCCAGGCGCGCGTTCCGGACCTCGCAGTTCTCGCCGACCTGATACGCCGCGAACGGTGTTCCACTCGACGCGACATAGCGCGACGCGGCGAGCCCGGTCACCGTGACCAACTGCACCGTGACCGACGTCGCGACCGACAGCCGGGTGATGTCGTCCCACGTTCCAGCCTGGCCGCGCGCGGCCGCCTGCATGCTCGAGGTGAGGAACGGGCACCAGATCAGATAGATGCGCCCGAGCCGCGACAGCAGCCGCTGCGCCAACAGCACGTTCAGCCCCCACGTGTTGGCGAACTGATTGCCGAAGCTCGAGCAGTTGCTGAAGATCGACATCGTCTGCCAGGCGCCGACCTGGGCGTTGTAGATCTTGATCCGGTCATCGAGGGTGCTGATGTGCGCCGAACCGAGGCCTGGTTCACCCTGCGCGATGCCGCCCATCTTCCACAGCTCAGGGTCATCGTCGAGAATGCCCATGAGGTAGGAGTTGGATCCTGCCAGCTGCGACTGACCGGTGCCGAACACTAGCGCACAGTCATCGAGGTCGCTCTGGATCGCATCGAGGATCGCACCCTTGAACGTGTCCCAGGCCTTCCTGCCCAAGAAAGGCAACGCGATCGGCTCGAAGAACAGTGAGTTCAGGTTCTCGGCCTGATAGCCGGTCGCCAGCACCATCGACGCGAACTCGTCGCCATAGACGGGCCGGAACGCGGAGTCCAGTCGCGCCACCTGCTGATAGGCGAGCCGCAGGATCGCCGAATGGTTGGGCGAGATGTCGTTCCCACAGGTGGTCTTATGCACGATCGCCGGCACGATCAAGCCCGCGGCACCGAGCTGGCTGCGAACGTCCTGCAGCCACTGCGTGATCTCGCTGATGCAGTCCTGGAAGTCCATCCCAAGCGAGGTCGCCGAGATCCCCGGCACCAGGATGTCGCCGAGCCACGTCGCGTTGACCACGGCGCGCCAGTCGAAGGTGTCGCCCGAGGCCTTCGCCAGCGCCTTGGTGATTTCGGCAAGCCACGTCGACCAGAACTTGCAGTTCTTCTGGAAACTCAGGGGGACGTCGAGCGCCGTGGTCGATGCCACGGCCCCGGACACAGTGCCGCCGACCGACAGCACACCGCGCGAGCGCGTCACATAGAGGAACTTGTTGGCGACGTCGTAAGCCACCAGCTTGCCGGTCCAGCCGCCTGTGCCAGACAGCGTCTCGCCGAGCACCCAGGTGCCCGGGAAGGTTCCGGTGCAGTTGATCCGCGCGTAGACCAGGCCGCCAATGCCGTTCGTGCCGAGGAACGCGTTGCTGTCGTGCTTGATGAAGAACGACGCCGCGCCCCACTCGGTGAACGCCTTGCGGATGAACTGCGGTTCCAGGCCGATCGCGCCGACGCGGCCGCAGCTGTCGCTTCCGAACGGCAACAGGTCCCACTTGCTGGCGAGTCCGCCGAGCGCCGGCCGGAAGCTGTAGGGCGTGATCTCGCCGGCGACGGTGTCGGTGAAGTTCCCGTTGACGGTCGTGAGCAGCGAGCCGCCGCCGAACGGATAGACGGACGCGCCGTTCGTCCACGTGCCGGTGACATCGGCGACCGCCAGCGAGCCACCGCCGATCGTGCCGACCACGAGCGCGGTCGCCGTCGGCGCGCTCGGTGCATTCTGGATGCGGCGGATCTGGCCAGCCCACAGCGCGACGCTGGCGACCGGCAGCGCCGCGGCGAGCTTGGCGCCTGGCTCCCACCACAGGTTCGCCGACGCGTCGCTCGGGTAGGTCGCGTTGACCCAGGGGGTCATCAGCTCGTCGGGCAGCTGCGTGTTGGTCTGCACCATCACGCCAGAGGCGTCGATGGTCGACGACTCCTTGCCATCGCCGACGATCGCGGTGCTGCCGTTCTTGTCCTGCGTCAGGGTCTCGCCGATCGTGAACTCGGGCGAGACAAGGACCCGCTCCATCACCGAGAAGCCCGTGCCGAGCTGGACGATTCGCCCCTTCGCGCCGCTGGTGCCGCCCGTGACCAGGCCGTTCACCAGGAAGCCACCGCCGGTCGGCGCGCTGTGCAGCACGCGCACCCAACCGAACGTGCCCCAGCCCGGCGCCGGCACGCGCGCAGGGTCGGTGCCAAGGCCTCCTGGCGCCAGCGTCGTCAGCGCGGCGCCGTTCGGGAGCGTCGGCCCCGTCGGCGTCGACGGGCCGATGAACGCGACCGCCTTGCGCGCGACGGGCATGAAGGCTCAGCGTGTCCGTGGTGCGAGCTCATGGCAACGCCGCGGCGTCCGCACCGCTGGACGCAGCGCGCCAGCGGTGCATGTCCTCGCGCGCGACCTCGAAGCTGCGATAGCGGATGCTGCAGCCCTGGCAGCGGTGGTAGCGCAAGCAGCCCTTCACGCCATAGGTGAAAGGCCGGTTCGCCGCGCAGCGCGGGCACAGGAACGGCACGAACGGCACCACGGGCGGGCGCTCATGTTCGCGGCCGGACCAGGCGGTGATCTCGGACGGCCGCAGCTCCTGGCTGTGATAGGCGGCTCCGCAGCGGCATTGGTGATAGCGCAGGCCTGGCCGCCGGCCGCGACCCTTGTGATCGGGCTTGCCAGCGCCGCAGATTGGACAACGGAACGGGACGTACGGAACCACCGGCAGCAGCTCGTCGTCGCGCTCGAGGTCGCGGCGCACGGGGGCTCAGCGAGACAGCCGCGGGATCGGCAGGATGCTGCGCTGCCGGCGCGGCGGCCCGGGGCGGCGCGGCGGCGGCGCGCCGCCCTCGCCGGGGGCCGGTCCGGGGCCCGGCCCGCGGCCGCGCAGCAGATCGACGCGCGCCATGCGCGCCGCAGCATGCAGGTAGATCAACACGTCCCAGGCGTCGTTGCGGCCGCGGCCTGGCTTCAGCACCCAGCGGGCGCGCTCGCGATTGCCCGAGCGCTCGCGGACCTTGTGCTCAGCCGACAACTGCAGCAGCAACCGCGGATCGAGATCCTTCGGCAGATGCAGCCGACCCTCGCGCTTCTCCGGATCGGCGGCGCTCGCGGCGATCCGCGCCGCCACCAGGTCCTTGAAGAACCCGACGTTCACCGTCCAGCAGGTCAGGCTGTGCTCGAGCGGCTGCCCAGTGCGCGGGTGACGCTCGATCTTGATGGTTCCGAATGGGATCGGCGCTTGGCGCTCGACGCCGGCGATCGCGCGCGCGACAGGCCGCCGCTTGCGCACGAACTCGATCACCTCGTCTCGGCGGTGGCGGCTGTCGACCACCATGCAGCGGATCTGAAAGTGCTTGCTCCCCCACGAAGAGCCGAACACAGCGGCGTCGAGGTCCTCGAACGTCGCCACCTCGCCGAGCGCCAGCACCGCGCACTCCTCGCCATCGCCCCAGCCGGCGACGCCATAGATGATCCGGTCCTTCTGCACGTCGGCCGCGGCGCAGACGACCTTGACGAACTCGGGAACCTTCTCCGGGCCCTGGCTCAACTGCTCGTCGACGCAGGCCTCGACCGCCTCCTGCGGCGTGTCCTCAACGCGATCGACCCAGCACTCAGCGAGCCAAAGGTTCACGAAGCCCATGAAGTCGGCCGGCACGTCGCGCGTTCGCGTGAACTCAGCCGCGAGTCTCCAGAACTGCACCCAGGGCGAATAGGCGGCCCAGAGGTGGTAAGAGCGATGCGGCTCCCGGTCCTCGAGCGCGCCGCGGCGGCGCCACTCCTCGACCGTCTGGCCGCCCGGCACCCAGACACCGGCGGCGAGCATGGCCGGCTTGTGCTGATCGACGATCTTCCCCTTGCAGCGCTCGCACTCGAGCCAGACCTCTCTGCTGCGTTCGATCTCGCGCGGCGTCGTGAGCTTGACCCGATCCCATTGCACCTGCGACCAGCGCAGGACCTGATAGCGGCCGCAGAGCTGGCACGGCACGTGGTAGCGTCGCTGGTCGCCTTGTTCGAACTGGCGCTGGATCACGCCGTGCCGGAACTTCGGCGTCGAGACCAGGAACAGGTGGTAGTCGTCGAACGTGATCGTGCGCTGCTGCAGCAGCGAGAAGGGCGACGACTCGCGTCCTGACCATTCGGGCCACCGCTCCGTCTCGTCGGCCAGCAGGTAGCGACAGGACAGCGACGCAAGATCGGCCGGCGACTCAGCGGCGCGGAAGAAGATGGTCGAGCGCCGGAGGTGCACCTCCTCATGCTTCAGGTCGCGCGCGCGATCCGTGATCTCGGCGCGCAGGACGTCCGACGCGCGCAGCATCGGCAGCACTCGGTGCCGCATGGTCGTGCGACAGTCCTTGGCACGCGCGCAGACGTAGGCGATCGCGCTCGGCTCGTGCGCCACCATCCACGCGAGCGCGTTGTTGAGCAGCTCCGTCTTGCCGATCTGCGTGCTGCCGACGAACGTGGTCTGCCGAACCCAGCGCCGAATCAGGTTGTCTAGCGGCTCGCGCAGGTAGGGCGTCCATGCGGTGCGCCACTTCGCGCCAGAGTCGGCCGACGTCGCCGGCAACCAACGGTGCGCGTCGCACCAATCGGAAGCCGACTGCTCAGGAGGAAGCAGCCAGGAGGCCCGCTGTCGATCAGTCCACGTCGGCAGCGGGCTGTTTGGCCGCGGCCGGGGCCGCCGCGACGTTGCCGTCAACCGGCACCTCGAGACCCGCGGCGAAGTCCGCGCAGATGGCGCGGAACTCCTCGGTGAGCCTGTCCTCGATCTCCTGCTCGGTGGCATTGATCAGCGCGCGGCGCATCCGCCGCGCGATCATGAAGAGCCTGGACCGGATGGCCGCGACCTGCCGCGAGCGTTGATCGTCGACGTCGGTGCGGCTGATCAGTTCGCCCTGCAGGCGTTCGACGCGGATCGTCCGCTCGAGCAGCAGCACCTCGCGGATCTGCCGATCGATCTCGCGCAGGTCCTTGTCGACAGGGTTCGGCGGCCGCCCGGCGGCCCCCATGGTCGAGCGACGCCAGGCGTGCCAGCGAGCGGGCCACTCCTGCAGCTGCTTGCGATTGCGAGGCAGGGGACAGCCCTGGGTGATCGCCACCTTCAGGGTCGACTCCGCGATGCCCAGCAGCGCCGCCAGCTGGTCCTGCGGCAGAACGTTCTTGGGCACGGCCATAAGGCCAAGGGCCGATTCTACTTCGGATTCGGCAAATCACGAAAATCGGTCGACTCGCAACTCACGTTGCGGCCGGCCCCCCCCCCGGAAGGACCCGCGACCCCCGCGCCATTGCGTCAGGCCATGCCAACGCGACACGCATCACTTCACCGGTGCAATGGGGACCGGGATCGCGACAGCCACGGCCTGCGCTCTTGTCGTGCCCATAGGGAAGAGCCAGTCGTTAGTGCGCACTGGCTGGTTCGGTGGCGCAGTTGGCAACGCTCCTATCTGGGCCAGGATCGCCTTGCTGCGAGCGTCGTCTGAGTGGTAGCGCAGCACCGCCCACGGGGCTGCGACGCACCAGTTCGCATCGAAGAATCCGCTCCTGTGTGCGCCCTGGCCTTCGATGTAGGGAAGTGGCAGCGGCGTGCCATCACTGTTGAAGCCGAGCCAGTCCCATGCCACCAGGACGCCGCCCTGCACAGTCCAGTCGAGGTCAACGCACGGGCGCGCCATGCGCTGCGCGACGTCGATCAACGCCTGGTCGCCGAACAGCTCGCCGGCAATCGTCCAGGTCGCGGCCGGCAGGTTCTGCTGATAGGGCATCGTCACCTGCACGAAGCCGCCGCCGACGTTGAGCTCGCCGCGCCGCACGTCGAACCAGGCGGCCGGCGATGGCACTGAGGACCAACGCGCGATGAGCAGGTGCGCGCGGTCGAGCGCCCGCTGTCGCACCGCAACGGCGAGCTCGCGGTCCTCGAGCAGCTCCCAGCACCAGATCGCGACCGTCATCCAGAAGCCCCACGCGCGCGACGCGTCGCTGATCGAGGTCGTGGCGAAGCGCGGATCGAGGGTCTCGGTCAGCATGAAGATGCGCGCCTCGTGCTGCAGTTCCCACTGCAGCGCGGGCGAGCCGGTCCATTGCAGGGCCTGCGACAACCGGCCGATGAGCCAGTGCTCGGTGTCCGGGCCTTCCCACCCATGGGTTTCGGCGCCGAGCACCAGCGGCCGCGGCTTGCCGAGTGAATCCTTGACCGCGGTGTCGGCGACGTTCGGGCGCGAGACCCAGAGCGACAGATCGGGGTGCTTGCTCAGGTCGAGCAGCGAGCCGTCGGCCTCGAGGTCGTGGCAGGGCCTGCTCACCTGCCGCATCCCGGCGTAGTAGTCGATCCAGTAGGTGCCAGGCTGCGGGCTGGCCTGCTCCTCGACGCCTTTGTTGAACCCTGGCCAGTCTTCGTGGTCGCCCGTGTCGCCGGCGCGCTTCGTATCGCCCACGCTGCCGCCGCGCGAGTCGCGCAGGATCTCCCACGTCAGCAGCGCAGCGCGAGCTTTCGGCAGGCGCTCATGGCCCCATGCAATGGCATCGAAGCCGCGCGGCACCGGAGCGAACGCGCCGAGCAGGCCCGGCTTGCTGATCCCATTGACGGCGATCGCGGCGGCCGATTCGAGCAGCGACGACTGCACGTCGGCGAGCGTGCTGCGATCGAGCCAGCCGAATACGAAGCGCCAGGCTCTGCTCTGCCCATCGCCGAACGTCTCGCCCGCGGGCAGCAGCTGCGCGCCGAACGTCAGGCCGTCGACGATCGCGATGCCGTTCGACCAGCCGAGCTGCATCCCGCCAGGAGGGACCGCTGCGACCAGGTCGGGCACCAATGGGTTCGAAGCGGTGACCACGAGCTCGCCGACTGCCCAGGGCTGGCCCGGGTAGACCGTCGCCCAGATGTCCGCACAGAACATCGTCGCATCGGCCCACGGCCGGCCGCGCCAGTGGAAGTCGGTGCCCGCGCCGTCGACGACCGCGTCGAGCAGCTGCACCTTCGCGCCGCCGATCACAGGCATGCCGGCGGTGTCCGTGGCAACTTTCGGGCTCGCTCCATCGATCGCGATGCCATGGCCGAGGTCGAACTTGATGCCGGTGCCTGGCGCGAGCTTGAGTCGCACATCGCACACGTAGCCCATCAAGCCGACCGCCTTGCCCGCGGCGAACTCGACGCCGTCGGCCATGCCTCGGTAGTGCGGCGGCAGCGAATCGGTCGTGCAGCGGTGCCAGCCATAGAACAGCGAACCGCCGTAGTTGCACGCGCGCACGACCTGCGCGGGCAACACGAGAACGAGCGCGAACAGCGCTCCCAGGAAACGAATCGTCTTCACTTCTGCGTCCCTCCCTTTCGTAGCTCGACCTCTGCCTGCAGCGCGGCTTTCGCCTTGCGCAGGTCCTCCTCATTGCGATCCTTGAACCTCAGACCAGGCTGCAAGCCCGCCTCGGCCAGCACCTCGCCAATCAGCTTCGCGTCGCCGCCGAGCGCGCTGCAGGCCTTCGAGCAGTCGATGATGAGCTGCTCCTTCTCGGTGAGCGGCGGCGGCGGCTCATGCTGCTCGGGCTGCTCCTGCCGCTTGCCGCCCTTTCGCGGCTTCGCCTCGGGCTCGGGCTCGTCGCCACCCTCGTCCTCAGCGTCGTTCTCGGGCAGCACGAACAGGTCGCCGGCGCCAGTCGCGATCAACGTCGCGGCGACGGCGGCGCGCTTCGCGGCCATCTTCAGGACCGTGTTGTAGACGTCGGCGATGTCCTGGTTCGGCACCTTGCCGATCTTCTGGTCGATGATCCGGCGATCGCCCTCTTCGAACTGCTCGCCGCAACCGCCGATCTTCTTCCAGCAATAGAACCCTGGGCCGTTCTTGCTCTTGCGGATCGCCTCGGCGTCGCACTCGGGGCACGCGCGAGAGGAATTGCGCCAGCGGTACTTCGACTCCATGGTCGAGCAGCTGCCGAGGCCGACGGCGTGCACCGCGCCCGTGCCGATGTGCGTGAGCGTGCAAGTGCAGACGATCTCGCGATGCGCATCCGGCATGTCGAGGCGCTCGACCTTGAACGTCGGCGCCAGGCGGAAGAGCTGGCAGAGCTTCTCGGCCCCCGGCTTCAGCAGCGTGAGCCTGGCTTTGCCGGTCTGCTCGTCCTTGGTGCCCGGCACTTCGCCGAAGTGGTGCCCGCGCTGCAGCACCTCGCTCATGAGCTGCTTCAGCAGGTCGTCCTGCCGGCGCAGATCGGCCACCGTGAGTTCGCCGCGTCGATCGTGCGCCACCGTCAATGCCTGTGTCTCTGTCACTCGATCCCTCCTTAGTCGCTGATTCCGCCGCGCTTGCCAATGTGTTCTTGCCGAGCGCCGCTGTTGACCGTGATCTGCGCCAGCTTGTTGATCACATGGTCGAGACGCTGCTGCAGCGTGCGCCATGTGAAGAAGGCGCCCGCGGCGAGCTTCGTCAGCTCGTCGAGGATCGCGCCGGTCGTCGTGAGCGGGTCGCCCTCGGGCTTCTCGAAGAGCTCGATCCCCAGTTCGATCCAGGTGCCGACCGCAGTGAGGAACTGCTTCTGGAAGCGCGCGAGCACCGGCTTCGTGAGCTGGACTCGCCGCACTTGGTTGCGGGCCTGGACCCACAGCACGAAGAGCCAGCCGGCTGTGTCGAGCTGCTCGGCGAGCACCTCGCCGACGTTCGTGAACCGGTTCCGCTCGAAGCTCTCGTTCCCGTATTGGGCCGCGCCCTGCTGCAGGCGATCGTGCACGCCGGCGAGGAAACGCCGCAGACTGAAGTCGGCGACCTGCGGCACCGGATCGGGCCTGCGGAACTTGCGCGGCCTACGAGCCATGCCCGAGCTCCTCGATCGCGCGATCGCGCGGCGTCACGATCCGGAAGAGGCGCCCGCGCTCGCTCGTGCCGTCGACCATCACCAGCCCGACCTCGAGGAGCGCCGCCATGCGCCGCGCGACCTGGACCTGCGTGAGGCTTTCAGTCGCGGCGCGGCCGTTGAGCTGCACGGTGCGCGCGGTGAGGTCCGCGATCTGGTGGCAGTTGAGCGACCGCACGGAGCATCGCAGCACGCCGAGGATCCACTCGTTGTGGGCGTGCGACATCCGCTTCGAACGCGCCGCGGCGCCGTGGCTCTCGGCCGGATCCGTGCGGCGCGCGCGCGGCGCGGGCGCGAGGTCCTCGGGCGCAAACAGCAGGCGCTGCGCGGTCACACGGCACACTCCGCGGACTGCCGCAGCGCGGATCGCCAGGTCGCCTCGCTCGCCACCAGGCTGTTGAAGTAGGCCGCTGGCGCCTTGCCGTTCCGCTGGGCCCAGGCCCAGATTCGACGCAGTTCGTCGACGGTGATGCCCTCGCCAGCGAGCCGTCTGGAGAGCTTCGAAACCTCGGCGATCCGGTGAGTTGCGTTTGCTCGCCAACTGGTCTCGTCGAAGAGCACGCTCGCCAGCGCTGGCTCTGGAGACCCTCCGGACGAACCCGCTGGACCTGAAGCCGAAGGCCCTCCCGAACCCTCTGGCGGACCGATCGAGGGCTCGGGAGCTTCTCGCGCGCGCGTCTGAGGGTTTGGTTCTTGTCCAGTCCTGTCCAGTCGGGTCCTGTCTACCGCTGCCCGGGCGCTGGCGGTGTCGCTGCCCGGGCGCTGCCCGGGCGCTGCCCGCTCCTCCTGCTTTCGCTGCCTGCATCGTGAGCAGGACGAGAACCGCGGCGAATCGTTCTGGCCGTGGCATCGAACGCACTTGACCCGGAACCGTTCGTCGAAGCCGACGAGCGCAACGCTGGCGCTGCCCTCATCGCGCGCGAACAGCCCCTCGGCGACGCACTTCTCGATCGCGGTGTCGATCTTCTTCTCGGTCAGCTCGACCATCAGCGCCGCGGCCTCGATCTTGAGCGCGCGCGGCGTCATGTGTGCGGCCGGGATCCGGCCCTCGGCGCCGTGCCGCGCGTGCTGCGCCAGGGCCGCGAGGAACACGAGAGCGCCGTGCGCGCCGACCGCGCCAACGCGCGCGTTCGAAGCGATCCCGGTGTCGACCTTGAACCACGAGAGCGCCATCAGCTCCTCCTCTTCGATCCCTTGCAGACGGCGCCGTGCCTGACCAGCACGGTGTCGCTGTTGTCCTGCGCCCACACGCCGCCGCCCTCGCCATCCGACTCGCGCACGAAGACCGGCGCTGTCGGGTCGAGTGTGATTCGCTCGCCGCCGGCGGCCGTGACGATCACGATCGGCTCGCCGCAGCTGCGGCACGGCGTCGTCGTGTAGTGCGGGAGCAGCGGCATCAGGGGAACTCCTGCACCAGCTCGCCGAGCAGCTCGACGTTCATGCCAGGCCGCGGCCCATTCCCCTGCTTGAAGAAGAACGGCACGCGAGCCGCCGCACACTGCGATCGAATCGATCGAGCCCAATCGAAATCCATCGATCGATGGCCAGGTCCGCTCTCGCCGCCGACGATCACCCAGTGCAGCGCATCGAGCACGCCAACGCCTGGAACCGATCCGAGCGCAATCGGCCCGATCAGCGGCTCGCAGCTCAGGAAGCGGACCGCGCAGTCGATCTCCAGCAGCACGGGGACACGCAGGTCGGCCGTCTTCTGGTCCTCGCAGCTCACGCCCAGCCACACGTTCGGCAGTGGCCAGCCGGGCCACACACCCTTGCCGTCGAGCATCGCCTGATTGGCTTGCTTGATGACCTCGTGCGCGCGACGCAAACTGCCGCCGTTACCAGTGCCTTCGCCGCTGATGTAGTGCCGCATCCGATGCGGCCTCTTGGTGAGAATCTGGAACGTGTGCTGAGGTGCCAGGGCCATCACAGCGAACACGCGATCGATGAATTCGTCGGTCACATACTCGTGGAACAGGTCCGACATCGAGTTGACGAACACGCGCTTGGGCTTCCGCCACTGCAGCGGTTGGTCGAGACGGTCCGTGTGCATGCGCACGTCGGTGAACTTGCGCGCGCCCCAGAAGCGGTCGGCGATCGCGTTCGCATAGCAGTTGCGACAGCCCTCGGAGACCTTCGTGCAGCCCGTGACGGGGTTCCACGTCTTGTCGGTCCACGCAATGCTCGTGTCAGCCATTGCGCGCCGCCTCCAGCAGCTCGTCCGAGAGCCGCATCAGCTCCGTGTTCCTCCCGACCAGGATGCCGGCGGTGCGCAGCGCTGACAGCGCGTTGCTGAAGCTGCCCGAGTCCGCGGCGTACCCGCTCTTGGTGGATGCAGCCAGGTCGCCGATCGACAGGCCGTCTGGAGCTTCCAGCAGCACCTCGATCACCTCGCGGCCGCACTTGCCGGCAGGTTGATGCGCGAGCCAATGCGCGACGAGAGCCTGTCCCTGGGGCAGCGGCGGCACGCCGGCGGCCGCCTCGGCGCCGGCCTGCGTGAGCTGCATCGTGGCGGTGTTCTCGCCCTCGAGCAGCCCAGACGTGCGCAGCGAGCTGAGCGCGTTGCTGAAGCTCCCGCTCGTCCACGCATAGCCGGCCAGAACCCCGAGGCGGCGCGCAGTCGACGGTCCGTGTTGTGCCAGCACCGCGATGATCGCGCGCTCGCACTTTCCCAGCTTCAGCAGATCGCCGCCGGCGAGCGCAGACCGCGGGCGGGCCTCGGGCGGCGGCGCCAGGCGCTGGTGCGCGGCGCCGTTCCGCGCGACCGGCGGGGCCGGCGGGCGCGCGTGCGCGGCACCGGCGGCCGCGCGCAGGTCCCGCGACGCGGCGACCAGGGCCGCCGCGGCCACGTCTGCCTTCTGGACCATGGCCTCGACGCGCTTCAGCTGCTGGTCCTTCAGGACCGGCACCTCGACGCGTTCGACCCTGGCCGCCGCCGGCGCCGGACGCGCGCGCGCGGCGCGCTCGAGCTCGACGATGCGGGCCTTGGCCTGCGCCAGCGTCTTGGTCTCCTCCTCGGCCTGCTTGGGCAGGTCGGCGAGCTGCGCCAGCACCTTCTGGACCTTCTCGCGCGGCGGCGGCACCGGGGCGGCGCCGCGGCCGGCCTTCGGATGCGTGGTGACCACGTCGCCGACCTGCACCTCGACGACCTGGTCGCTGAGGCCGGGGCCGAACGCGAAGAACCTGCCCGGCGGCAGCGTGCGGAGCCTGGCGAGGTCCTCCTTCGACGACAGGCCGAGCTCGTCGGCCGCCCGCTTCATGTCGACGTCCATCGCCGCGCGGCCGATCAGCTTGCAGTTCGCCTCGGCGGCCGCGTCCTTGTGCAGCTTCGAGAGCCGCTGCGTCGCCAGCACGCCGCAGAACCCGCGCTTGCGGCCGCGGGTCATCAGGTCGATCACGGCGGGCGCGCTCTCGGCGGAGCCGGTCTGTGGGCAGAAGTGGTGCGCCTCGTCGACGACGACCAGGGCCGGATGCCAGAGCGCCCGCGGCGCGTCGATCAGGGCCTCGAGGAAGAGGCGCACGAATCGCACGCGGTCGAAGGCCTTCAGCTCGTAGAGGTCGAGGATGGCCGAGACGCCGAGCTCCAGCAGGCGGCGCGCGAGCAGCGGCGCGGAGCGAACATCGGCCAGCGTGTCGCCGCCAGTCTTCGCGGCCAGGATGTAGTCGAACCGCTCGCGCAGCGTGTGGAACTCGCCCTCGATGTCGAGCACCAGGTGCTGCACGCGGCCATGGGTCTGCTCCAGCAGGCGGCGCAGCGCCCAGCTCTTGCCGGCGCCGGAGTTGGCCTGCAGCAGCATGCGCGAGACCAGCACGCGGTCGAGGTCGAGACGGAGCGGCTCGCCGCCGTCGAGCGTGCCGAGGACGGGCGCGGTCACGCCGCACCTCCGAACCGCTGCAGCCAGTTCGCGCAGCTGCTGCGCAGCGCCGCCCGCCGCAGCGGCAGCGTCTCGGGCGCGTCGAGCAGATCGGCGAGGAACTGGATCAGGGCGCGCGCCTCGGCGACCGCCGCCACGGTGCCGCGCGGCAGCGCCGGCACTGCGCTGATCGGCTGGACGTCGAGCTTCGGGGGCAGCGCTCTGGCGACGAACGGGCGCGCCAGCGGCCGCGGCGGTTCCGGTTCGGCGACCGTGACTAGCGCTGCGGTCGCGAACTCGCGGCCGTCGTCGCTCGCCGCGGTCGCGTCGGGCGCCGGCTCCGCCTTCCTGCTGGCGCGCGGCACGATCGGCACGCTGAGCGCGCGCTCGATCGGCCAGCCTTGCCACATCCGCTTGTAGATGCGGTTCGCCGGCAGCCCGAGGCGCCGGCAGTGCTCGGCCACGCTCGCGGTGACGCCCTGGAACTCGACGACGAGAGTCATCGCCGCTACGGAGTGCCCAGGAAGATGGGAACGTTCGGTAGCGCCTCGGCCAGGTCGCTGTGTGCTGCGGCGAGGAACTGGTTGCGGACCCGATCGATCTCGTCGGCCAGGACGCGCAGCTCGACCTTCTGCTGGTCGACGTCGAGGTAGACGCCGAACTCGACCTTGGCGCTGTACCGCGAGAAGCCGGGCGTGCTCCAGATCGGCACTGTCAAGGTGAACCGGTCCGGGATCTGGTCGGCCTGCTGCACCACCGCCTCGACCGAGCGGCCGAGCGACTCCTTGCCGTGCTCGACCGAGCTGGTGCCGCCACTGGTCCGCTTGAAGTCGACCCGGCGCAGCCCCTGGATCATGGCGTCGACGTCGCCGCCATGCAGGTCGAACCGCAGCATCTTGATCGCCTCGCGCGGCTCTAACGCCACTGGCTGCTGCAGCTTCGTCACGAGCTGGAAGCGCTTCGACTCGACCAGGTCGACGGCGACCATCGACCGGCGCTCGGCACGATCGAGGAAGGCGCACACGCGGCTGCCGGAGACGTAGACCTCGGGCGCCGGCGCGATCGATGCGTCCTTGACGGCCGCGACCAAGTCGTCGAAGCCGAGCAGCTTGTGCGCGCGAAGCGGCGCCGGCGAGTCCTTCTCGATCAGCTGGTCGCCGCTGCGGATGAAGACCTTGTTGGGCAGCTTCTCGTTGGCGTGGAACTCGATCTGGCGCGCCTTCTGGCCCAGATCGACGACTGCTTTGATTGCCTCAGCCAGCATTGGTCTTCACCTCCTTTCCCTTCGCAGGTGCCGACTCGGGTTGCTTCGGCTTCGGCGCCGGCTGCATGTCGAGCGTCTTCTGCCGCACCTCGTCGGGGCTCAGCTCGTTGAAGAGCAGGCCGCCGGCAACCGCCTGCATGTTGTAGGTCTTGCTGCCGCGCTTCGGCAGGCGCTCCTGCAGGTCGAACGACACGTCGACGGTGTCGAGCTCGCCGGCGTCCGTCGGGATGGGTTCCATCGTGACGGTGAGCACGATCTTGCGCGCGCCCTCGACGCTGGGCCGGTCCTCGCAATCGAACCGGCAACGGTCGAGCGCCTGTTCGAACGCGGTCTTGATGCGGCCGTTGTCCATTTCGGCCAACGTCCCGAGAGTGAACTTTTCGAGTGCCATCTAACTGACCTCCCTTTGGCTTTCTGGGCCTGCGGTCGATTTCACAAACAGCGGCGCGACCCGATCGATCCGCCTGCGCGCCATCGCGGCGTACTGCGGGTTGAGCTCGATCCCGACGAACGAGCGGCCGAGCTGCGCGGCGACGACGCCCGTCGTGCCACTGCCGGCGAACGGGTCGAGCACCAGGCAAGGAGCCGTGCCGGCTTCGCAGTGGCAGCCAGTCTTCCAGCCGACCGTCACCCGCTCGCGCATGCCGGCGAGGATCCTGGCCTTGACCTCGCTCGCGTTCTCGGCACCCGCGGCCGCGAAGTTCTTGGTGGCCTGGCCGTGGTACTCGCCGTTGGCGTCGCCGCCGCAGGCGCGCTGGTGTGCCAGGTCGGGCCCGCCCTTCCTCATGAGACGGCGCCGCGGCGTGCCACAGCTCGAGCAACAGCCATCGGTGCTCGTGCCGGCGACCAGGCATGGCTCGACCAGCGCCGTCGGGAACGTGGCGAAATGGGCCTCGCGGAACGGCTCTGACGTCAGCGTCCAGACCGATCGGCGATTTCGGCGGGTCACCAGGTCGCCGAACGCATCGCCGGCGTTCAGCGTCTTCGGCGCGCGCACGCGGAAGCCAGGTCCTCGTCCGAAGGCCTCCGCGCGGTCGCCGCGAGGATCGTAGCGGCCGCGCAGATCGCGGTGGTCACCCGGGCCCGTGTCCCAGCCGCGCGGCGTGCGGCCATCGTGGCGCGGATGAGCCTGACCTGTGACCGGCTCCTTCCAGCCCTCCTGATCGAAGAAGTAGGCGGCCCGCTTGGAGAGCAGGAAGACGAACTCGTGCGACTGCGTCGCGCGATCGCGCGCGCTCTCCGGCATCGGCGCGCGCTTGTGCCAGACGATCTCGTCGCGCCACCACCAGCCGGCCGCCTGGAGAGCGAAGACGAGCCGATGTGGCAGGCCGAGCCGTTGTTTCGGCTGCAACGAGCCGGCAGCGCGGCCGCGCAGCGGCCGATCGTCGCCGATGCGGGCGTGCTTGCCCTGACGCCTCCGGCGCGCGGCGACCACTGAGCGGTCGGCCATCGCCCCGGTGGCACCTTGCTGGCCGGAGCCGCTGCCGACGTAGGCGTCGCCAACGTTCAGCCACAGCGTTCCGTCCTTGCGCAGCACGCGGCGGACCTCGTCGAACACGGCCACGAGCACGCGGACCCAGTCGTCGACCGATGCCTCGAGGCCGATCTGCCCGTCGACGTTGTAGTCGCGAAGGTTCCAATACGGCGGCGAGGTCACGCAGCAGTGCACCGAGGAGTCGGGCAGCGTGCGCAGCACCGTGAGGGCGTCGCCGACGTGGATCGCCGAGGCAGCGTTCACGCCCGTCCCCAGAGCGCGCAAGCCGCCACCGCAGCGAGCGCGAGCAGCGTCAGGACGACGGCGGCTCGGCTGCGGCGGCGCCGCGCTGGGCGCTGGCAGAAGAAGCTGCACCGGTAGTCGAGCGGCGAGTCGAACGCGCCGTCGTCGGCCTCTTCGAGCGCCCGGCGGACGTCATCGGTGTTGGGCGAGGTCACTTCGGCCACTCCCCGCGCTCGGCAGCGCGCCGCATCATCGAGAGCCGGCTGACGGCACTCTCGACCATGGTCTCTGCCAGACGCAGCTTGTGCGTCGACCGCTGTTCCAGCGCGGCCTCCATCGCATAGACCGCCACGCGCAACTGCTCTCCGACCGACAGCGCCTTGAACTCGGCGGCGATCTCGGCGACGTCGCGACTCACGACCAGCCTCCGCAGAGGATCGTCGCGATCGACGCCCAGCCGACGATGTGCAGCGCTGCTACAGACCAGCTACGTTCGAGTCTGGCGCGCGCGGTTCTGCCCCCATCCTCGGTCCGCCGCGTCGAGCCGCTGTAACAGCCAGGTCGCGATGCGAGTTGCGGCCATTCCCGAGCCGTCTTCCATGCATCGCCGCGAACGTGGCGCCGGATTTGAAGACCAGGCCGAACACCAGCTCGAATGCACTCCCGTGGAACCGAAAGCGGCGCGGAGCCTACTGGTTGCGTCTGCACGTTCAAGAGACCTCGCTTGCGACTGCTACAGATTCTGCTACATGCCACACATGCCCGCACGCAGGATGCCGCCGTACGTTCAGCGAGTCGGACCCAAGGGAGGACCCTGGAAGTACCGCGGCTGGTGGATCGTGGGCACGAAGCGCCGGTTCGGCCGCCTGCGGAAGACGCCGCAGCAGGCACACACCGACGCGATGCACGCCCGGCAGCTGATCGAACCGCCGACGTTCGGCGGCACGTTCGAAGCGCGCGCCAACGAGTGGCTCGCGGCCGTGACCGCGACGCGCGCCGAGGACACGGTCGAGTTCTACCGCGGCAAGCTGGCGTCGATCTACAAGAGCATCCCGGGGGCGATCCAGCTCGCGCGCATCAACGCGGCGGCGCTCCGGACCTTCATCACCGAGGCGCGCGGCCGCGGGCTGGGTGCGCGCACGATCCAGCACTGCCGCCGGACGCTGCATCGGCTCTTCACCTGGTGCCAGCGCCGCGGCTACGCGCAGGACAATCCGGTCCCGAACGTCGACTGGCCGCGGCCCGAGGATCATCGTCCCGACGTGTTCACTGAGCTCGAGCTGGCCGGCGTGCTGGTGAAGGTGACCGACCAGTTCGCGCGCGACCTGGCCGTGTTCCTGGCCTACACCGGGCTGCGGCGCGCCGAGCTCGCCCGGCTCCAGCTCGCCGATGTCGACGCCCAGGCATGCGTGCTGTGGGTGCGCGGCAAGGCGCGCTCCCAGAGCCATCCGATGCCGCCCGAGGCCGCGGCGGCCGCCGAGCGACTGGCGGCGGGCGCGAAGGGCTCGACCTTGGTCGACGGCGCCACGGAACGCGGGCGGCGCGAGCGGATCGCCGAGACGTTCCGGACCTGGCAGCGCAAGCTGAAGGAGCCGCGGTTCCACCCGCACGCGCTGCGCCACAGCGTGGCGACCATCATGCTGCGGCAGGGCGCCGCGCCCGGGACCGTGCAGCGCTTCCTGCGGCATGCGAGCTACGCGATGACGCAACGCTATGTGCACATGGTCGAGGCCGACGTGCGCGGCGCCACGGCGCGGCTGCGGATCGTCGGGGGCGAGGACGAGGCGGCGAAGCACGGCTAGCTGCCCCCGACCGTCGCGGCGATGCGCGCGGCGTCGAACTCGGCCTGCTCGAGCTCCGCCTTCGTCATGCGCGCCGCCATCCAGGCCTCGTGGTCGCTGCGGCGCACGCGGTACTGCCCCTGGCAGACGTGCAGCAGCTCCGGGTACTCACCCCGCTCCGCGAGACGGCGCAGGCGCGCGACGTCTGGCTTGCCCCGCCGATTCAGCAGCAGCAGCTGCGCGGCGACGTCGCGGGCGTCGAGGAAGTCGGTGGCGGCCATCCTGTCGGCTCCTCAGTTCGCGATGGCGGCGCGTACCGCCGCGTCCTTCGCCTCCAGGAGCTTCCGCAATGCGACGCTGCGCTCGGCGTTGCGCGGCAGGGCGGCGACGATGCCGAAGGCCGCGTGCGCGAAACTGCGTGAGATCGCCTGCAGCTTCGGCGGCAGATGGCTGAAGGCGAAGAACTGCAGGATCGGTTCGCCCTCCCACTGCTGCTTGAAGTCGCGGATCTCACGCTTGCCGGTCAGCAGGTTGTCGACGATCGGCGAGCTGTCCGGCCAGTGCACGAGCACGGCATTCAGCACGTTGTTGCTGTGCCCGAGCTCGCGAACGAATGCCGCCGCCATCGCGTCCGGCTCCTTCGGGTCTGCGGCGGCGTAGTCGATGGTCTCGCCTTGCTTGACGTCGCGCTGGATTCCGTGCCCGCCAACAGCCTCGATCATGATCTTGAAGTTGCCCATGCGTACGCGCCCCTCCCAGGGCGATCAGGTAGAAGAAGAGCGGCAGGACGTCGCGACGCGCGAGCGACTGTCGGGCCAGGAAGAAGGAGAACTTCGGTTTGGGGAACCTATGCTTTTGCGCGTCCGGCCCAGGTCGGCCTCTGCCGCGGAGTGTGGAAACGACGGTGTGCCGGCGCCGTGCGCGCGCCGACGGGCAGACCCCAGGAGAGAATGCAACACACACAGTCCGCTCGAACGGCCCATTCGCACGAGCCCACGCGCTCGCAACGCGCCCACCGTCGAAGAAGGTGCCGGTCTCTCCCCGGCTGAGTCACGCCTGCGACGCTCACCTGGCGTTCGGTCGAATCGGCTGCTCTGCCCCGAGCAGGGGCACCGATCGGGTCTGGTTGCGGGGGCAGGACTCGAACCTGCAACCTGGGCGTTATGAGCGCCCCGAGCTACCAGTTGCTCCACCCCGCGCTGAAGACGAAGATCCCGCGCGCGCTGGTGCTTCGCGCGCGGGCGGGCGAGGCCGCGGCGGTTTGCTGACCGCTCCTCGCCAGAGATCGATGGCCAGTCGCCGAACACGACGACGTGCAGCAGCTGGTTGAGTGCGGAGGCCGTCACTCGGTCCTCAGGTAGTCGGCCAGCGCGGTATTCATGGAGAGCAGCGTCACGGCGCGGCGGCCGCGCATCCCGAGGTCGCACGGGTGCGTGACGCATTGGGTGTCGACGCGCAGGAACTCGCTCACGGCCTTCGCGAGCGCGTCAGCTCGTGCACGCCAATCGCGAGCCTCGCGCCGGCGCAGGACCTCCTCTTCCGTCGGGACGCGCGGCATCAGAGTGCCTCCGAGGAAGTGGACGCACCGACCGGGCTTTGCCCCCGGACCGCTCGACCCGTTGCCGGCCGGTGCGTCGCCAGATGCGAAGTGGCGAGGATCCGCCAGAGCGTCGCCTCGTTCTGCCAGAGCAGCGCGGCGAGCGTGTGCCGGCGCACATCCGCTGGCGCGTGGTCCCGCTGGCCAGCCCACCAACGGGCGGAGTGCCGCGAGTCAGCCGCCCACTCGTCGCGCGTTGCCGCGATCGCGAGGCGAGCCTCGCGGCGATCGATGGTTGCGCTGGCCTGCAACTCGCGGAACGTGGTCATCGGCACGCCTCCGCGATCGCGGGCGAACTTCCATTGCGGATTTCGCTAAGGTGGCCGAAGGACCCACCCCCTTGCGGAACTCCGGCCGGGCCGTCTACTCCGGAACCTGTAAGGAGACCCCCCTGTGGTGCGCTCATCGGCACCCTCCGAGCCAGTTCCATGCCCACACGAACGGCCAGCCGGTTGCCAGCAGCAGGCAAGCGGCGATGCCGGCGTACGCGCCGATCTGCTCGAAGATGGAGCCTTCCGAGTCGGCGCGCACCGACCCGGTTCGCTCGGTGGTCAGCGCCGCTCCGGTCGAGCTGTGACGTCCGGCCGGGAGGTCTGCTTCTGCGCGGTCGCGCCGCTGGCCTTGCGGCCAGCACCGGCCATGAGGCCGGCTCTGGGGCGTCGCGGCGACCGCGCGCAGGACGGGATGACCACCGCCGCCAACGCCCTCGCGGGCGAGAGGCGGCCTGTTCTGCGGAGCCGGGAGAATTCGCATCGAAGAGCCTCCTGGGGGCTGGACGTCACGGGGCGAACCTCTACACCGTTTCCGGTTGCCTGTCAACCGTTCGCGGTTGATTCTCGGCAGCACGAGGTTGCCATGGGTTCCAGCATCAGTCAGGCTTCCGCGCTCAATGCCGCACGAGAGGCGCGAGGATGTGCGCGAGAGCATCGGCGCACGCCTGGAGAAGGCGCGTCGCCTTGCCGGCATCACGAACCAGCAGGAGGCTTCGAAGGCCCTCGGCCTCGGCGTCAACACCGTTGGCCTGTGGGAACGGAACGAGCAGGTGCCGCGCGCCGACAACCTGGCGGCTCTCTGCAAGCTCTATCACGTCTCCTCGGATTGGATCCTCGGGCTGACAGAGATCCCCAACATCCGCGGCTCAGGCGGCATCATCGACTTGGCTGTCGAGCGCGCCGTTCTGCGAGCAAGGACCTGGAAGGAGGCCGAGGCCGATGCGCGTCAGTTGAGCGCCGTGCTCGACGACAAGGGCATGCCGCGGAATGCCCCCACTATTGTCTTTGGCTACAGGATTCCGGAGGAGTTCGAAGTCATCAGCGACGCGGAATGGGAAGCGCGCCGCGTCGCTGTAGAATCGAAACTGGAGAGGCTCGATCGTGACCAACCGGGGTTTTTCAAACGGAAGCCGCGCAAGGGCGAGTGAGGGCCAGTACCGCTCGCTACGCAGGACGCGGATCCCGGTCATCTTGCTCGCGATCGGTTGCGCCGTCTCGTGCTGCGCCTATTGCACGATCTCGCTGTGGCGCAGCCATGCCGAGCTGCAGACCTTCGAGCAGGCGATCGACACTCTGAACCAAGCAGCCAGCGAGCGCGCAACGCAGTCGTCGATCACCGTGCTCTCGACCAAGATGGACGAAGCTCTCCGCCTTCTGCAGGGCAAGAAGGATGAGCCCGGCAAGATCGGCGAGTATGCGCGGCTGGCCCTCAAGAAGGCGCGCGAGAGCGCGCACTGATCCCATGGAACGAATCACGATCGATCCCGACCCAGCGAAGGCAGGCAAGAACGCGAAGATCTGCTACGACTTCTCGGGCCTGTCGCTGACCTCCGTCACCGTGAAGATCGACTACAAGCCCGACTCGATCCCGGACAGCGAGGTCGAGCTGACTCCCGAGGCGCACTGCGCGACGGTCAAGATCCCGCCCGGCGCAACCGGCGGCTTCCTGATCGACCAATCGGGCAATAGCGACACGCTGGGATTCCTGGTAGCCTGATCACGTTCGGGCGGCCTGGGAGGGCAATGGACCGAGCGAATGCGTGACATCATCCGACTGCTGATCTGCCTGCATACCGTGGCGTGTGGGGCCTGGGCCTTTGTTTGCTTTTCCGCCGCGAACGAAACGGCCGCGAAGAACCCAGGCGAACATGTCGGAAGTGGCTGCTGTATGTTCCTGGGCGCAAGTTCGGCCCTGACCAGTTGGGTCGTCGGAATGATCCCACTCGGCATCCTATGGCTATGTTTCAAGGGACCGACAAAGACGTCGGTGACCACTGTCACCAATCAGCAGACAGCCGATCAGAAGACGGCGCCGCCGACCATCACTGTCACAACGACGCCCGAACGGAAGTCGGCTGTCCCGTTCCTGTTCCTGTGTCTGATTGCAGCAATCATCTTCGCAGGCCGCTGCGCGCGCTAGCTCATGCAGCGGCTGTCAGCACCCCGAACAGCAGCCTGCTGATCACGTTGATCCAGGCCTGCTGCGCGGCCGCCTCGGCCCGCGTGCGCAGCGCCAGCGCCCTGTTCATGCCCTCGGCCTTCAGGGCCGCCAGGAGGCTCGTGACGTCCTCGCCGCGCGCCATGCGGACTGGGATCAGGGCCAGGTCGGCGGTCATCTGCGCGATCGCGATGCGCTCCGCGGGGTCCGTGACGTCGGTCGTGAGCGTGGCCTGGAGCTTCCGCAGCTCGTCGCGCAGCACGTCCTCGACTCCCGAGCCGCCGCTCACTTGGCACCGCCGGGCGGCGTGGCCGGCGCTGGCAGCGGAGCCTGCATGCCGGCCGCCAACTCGTCGGCCTTGATGCGGTCGTTCCAGGCGTCGAGGCCGCGCAGGTGCGTGGCCTTCGCGGCATCGTCGAGCCGCGGGTCGGCCGCGATGTAGCCGCGGGTCATCGGCGCGAACCAGTCATACGTCGCGCGGTCGGCCACGACGCGCTGCAGGTTCGGGCCGGCGCAGGCGCTCGCCAGCGTGCAGCCGGCCATCAGGAGCAGGAACAGCACCGCGCGGTGCCCTCTCGATCTCGTCGTCATCGTCATCCCCCTGGGGGCGCTGTGGCCCCCCGCTGGTTGTTCCGCAGTTCGCTGCCGAGATTGACCATGGCGACTTCGAGCCGCCCGGTGCTCTCCTTCACTGCCCCCACGATCGTGTCCATCCTGGCCAGCGCCGCCTCGCGCTCTTCCCTGTGGCTCTTCTCCGTGAGCTCACGCTCCGCGCGGCACTCGGAGATCAGCGTGCTGCAGAACCGAACGAAGAACCAGACCGTGAACAGCACGGCGATCACCGCGCCGCCGTTCGACAGCAGGGTCCAGGGGATGGTGTCTCCCGGTGCCTGCAGGCGCACGAACACGCGCCAGCCGAGCGCCGCCGCGGCGACGATGGTGACCGACTCCAGCACCAGACCGATTGCTGCTGGGTTGATCATCGGCCGAATCCTACGCAGGACGAGGACGTGGGGCATGTTCGCAGGGGACTCCCTTGCCCTGCCGCGGGCAATCGATGGTTCACCCGATCCGCACCGAATCCGATCGCACCTGTCAGCATCGCACCCTCTCCGATCAGGCCGTGAGTTCCCACAGCGACACCACGAACGCGATGTCGGCAACCGCCGTCGGCGCGCCGTTCACCGTCACGATGAACCGCAGCTCGTCGCCGGCCGCGAGCGCCTGGTTCTGGTTCGCGGTCAACACCTTCGGCACGTCCGCGGTGAGCTCGCCGCCACCGACGCCGCCAACCGTGGTCGCCGTACTGGGCAACGCCGAGAACAGCTGCAGGCCGCTGGTCTGGTTCTTCAGGTTCCAGACCCACTCCTTGGTGGTCGCGACGCTGGCGACCGTGGTCGTGCTGCCCACGATGCAGATCGATTCCACCCAGGAGGGCACGACGACGCGCGGCGTGCTGCGCCAGGTGCGGGCGGCGAGCGCGACGTCGCCAAAGCGGATCAGCCGGCGCCGCATGATGTTCCATCCCGTGCCTGCGGCGTTCCGGTGCCACAGCGTGCCCGCGACGCTGATGATGGTCGTCCCGGTGTCCTGCCAGAGCTGATAGGCCACCGGTCCGGCGCCCCCGCTCGGTGCGGCCGGCCCTGCGAACAGCGTCTGCAAGGCCTGATCGTTCTTAGGCAGCGCGTCTGTCAACAGCGACGCGCGGCTGTCGCCGCCGCCGACCACGGGAATACGAAACACTTGCGACATTGGTCACCTCACGAGTATGTGCGCAGGTCGAGCTGCGTCAGGACGCGATCAAAGGACACGGACAGCCGTCGCAGCGTGACTCTCACCTGCATCTTCAGCGCGTTCACGAAGCGATCGCGGTGCGGGGCGTAGGCGCCATAGGAAGAGCCGTCATGGAAGCGGGACTCGATCAGCACGTCGGTGATCGCGCCGACCTCGCCGACATAGCCGCCGGCGGTGTCGCGTGACGGAAGGTCGGATACGGCGCCGAAGTCGAGCGCGTCGTAGGGGTCGAGCGACAGGTCGGCGCCGGGGCGCCCCGAGCTCGGCGGCCGCGCGGCGGACGATCCCCAGTAGGCGTCGCCGTCGTCTGCGGTGCCCTCCTCAGCCGCGGCCAGCACGTTGTCGGCCTCGGTGCTGTCCCAGCGCACCTGCCAGAAGCGGTTCGCGACGCTGCCCGGCGCGAGCTCGCTCGACACGTAGGTGCCTGAGTACTCGCCGACCGTGATCGAGAGCGTCTTCGCCGGGCCCGGGCTGCCATAGGTCAGGCGCGTCAGCGTGCCTGGCGGCGTGGTGACCAACTCATCGCTCTCGGCCTTGATCGAGATCCCCAACGGCACAAAGGCGGCGACCGACAGCAGCGCCGGCGGCCCGTAGAGGCCGCTGCGCCAGCGCTGCGCGAGCCAGAAGCTGACGTTGCCCGATGGGCTCGTCGCCGGCGGGAACTGCAGCAGCAGCTGCGGCATCAGCGTGCGGGCAAGCACCCGCGCGGCACCATAGTCGCCGCCGCACCGCAGTTCGTAGTACGCGAGCTCGCGCGACCAGGAGTCCGGCCATTGAAACAGCCACTGGTTGTCCTCATAGGTGGCCGCGGTCAGCACGCGCGTCGCGGACGGCGGCGCCGGCGGGAACTCCTGCGCCGTGAAGTCGAACGGCGTGCACGCTTCCGGCGGCAGGAACTGGCCGAATCGGCTCTCGAGCGCGACCGCGACTCGACAGGCACGCCAGGGCCGGAAGGCCTGCACGAGCACCTGATTGCCGGTCACCTCCGCGAGCAGAGCCCAGGTCATCGTGTCGACGTCCTGCAGCCACACGCGCGCGTTGCGCGAGCCGACCTGGCCCGGCGCCGTCCAGCTGATTAAGTGGCCGCCCTGCGCCGCGGCGCGCACGCTCAAGTCGCCGGCGACCGGCGGCCCCTGGAACGATGACTGCCGCGGCGCCTGCGTGCCAATCATCGACTGGTTGCCGAACGCCACCGGATCGAGAGGGTCGAAGGCCTCCGGCGCCCACTGCACGCCGCGCACCGTCACCTTCACGTCGCCGGCGAAGCCGACGTTGACGGTCTGATAGACCTGGGTGAGCTTGTCCTTCTTGCCGACGATGCAGGCAGCGCCATTGGCCGCATCGACGGCGCCGGCGAGCGTCAGCGTCGCGCCGCGGGCATGCGGCGCGACCGTCACGACATCGGCGCGCTGTGGATCCTGGTCGGGGCTGCGGGCAACGAACTCGAGCGTCACGCCGATGCCGGGCGCCGACACCGGGTGGTCGACGACGACCGTCGTGATGCCGGTCCCGCCGATCGCCACCGACATCGCGACGGGCACGTCGGCATCGAACGGCCGCAAGACGTCGTGTTCGAGCTCGAACAGATCGCCAGGCCGCAGCGCCACGGCCGACGGCGATGCCTTGAACGTCACCTCGCGGCGCACGAGTCGCCGCACGCGGTGCGTGTACATGCCGTCGCGCCGCAGCTGCGACTCGCGCACGATGCCGGGGGCCTGCTGGATCTCCTCGATCACGTCATCGGGATCGAGCGCGTTCGCGACGTTGATCGTGCTGTCCAGGTCCTCCACCGGGACCATGTCCTGCGCGTAGTCCTTCGCCCGGTTCTGGAACTGGTACTGCAGCACCGTGGTGCGCTGCGCGTTCGGCATCCAGGTGATCTGCAGGTCCTCGACGTTGCCCGAGGAGAACAGCTGCACCGGAGCCTTCGCCGGCACGGTCACCAGCGCGTCGAAATGCGCGTCCCGGTACTGATAGACCACCGTCACCTGGTTGCCGATGCGCAGCGGCACCGCACGGCCGGCCGCGCAGATCTCGGTCAGCACGAGCCAGGCGTCGGTCGGCGAGTCCTTCGCCCCGTCGTAGCAGTACTGAGCCTCGCCCCAGGGATTGCCGGGGTTCGGTTCTCGGTCGCACTCGATCGACCACGCGCGAAACGCCGGCAGGTCGATCGTGAGCCCATAGCGACCGAGCCCGTAGTCGGCCTGCAACCAGGCGATCGCGATCCAGGCGTTGTTCTGGCCGGGCGGGTGCGCCATCCAGTTGAACGGCGCCGCCGGCACGTCCCAGCACTCGCCGCTCCAGCCCAGGGATTGGTCCCAGACCTTCACGACGCCGCAATCGACCTCCGCCGTGAACTGCGGCGTGCTGCCGTTGATGCGGCCGGTGGCCTCGAGTTGCAGGCCCACCAGCGCGATGCCCGGGTAGGCGAGCAGCTGCGCCTGGTTCACGCCGAGCTGCCGGAACGTGGTCTGGTTCACCACCTGGACGCCGGCCGGCGGCGGCGGCGCCGGCGCGAGTCGCCGCGCGCGCACTTCGATCGGGCCCGTCACCGGGATGCCGCCGGCGCCAAACGGCTGCAGGTCGGCGCCGACCGTCGCCGCGGTCGCGCCCTGCACCGGCTGCGCGCCGAACTGCGCCGGGGCGAGCGGGTTCGCGGTCTGTGGCTGGAACAGCCCGCGCCATCCCGTGGTGCCGACCGGACGCCAGGTGAACTCAATGGTCACCGGCGCCGGCACCAGGTTCCCCTGGCCGTCCTGACCATAGATGCCGCTCGGGAACGACATCGTGAACAGCAGGCTGTCGATCTCGTCGGTCGCGGCATACGTGAAGATGGCCACCGCCTCGGTGGCGGCGAGCTCCTGGCCGACCGTGAAGGTCGCGGTGCTGCCACGGAACGGCGTCGAGGGGAGCGGCGACTGGTTGTTGCGGCCAGGCCGCAACCACACGCGCGCGCCGGGGCGCACGTTGCTCGAGTCCAGTAGGTTGCCGCCGATCTTGATCGTCCCTGGGATCAGCAGCAGCGGCAGCGGGTCGCCCGCGAAGCCGCCGAGGCCGTTCTGCTCGGCCACCACCACGCCGCCGAGTCGGTAGATCGGGCCGTAGCAGAGCGCGATCACCAAGGCCAGGAACTCACGCGCCAGGCCGCCGCTGAGGGCGCCGCTCGCGTCGACGCTGGTGTAGATCCCCTGCCCGCTGAGACGGAAGCGGCCGAACGCGAACGGGATCGGCTGGCCCGGCCCGTAGTTGGTAGTCGCGCCCTCCCAGCCGCTGACCGCGCTGGTGACATCGCCGCGCTCCTGGGGCACGCCCGGCGGCTTGGGCTTCGGCGTCAACAGGCTGGCGACGTAGCCAATGGCGATCGAGACGGCTGTCGAGATCGCCGCGTAGAGCAGAATCGCGCCGATCTCGATGCCGCCCGGCGCGGCGCCGACCACCAGATCGCACCGCCGCGGCAGCTCCCGGTCGAGATCCTCGCCGAGCGCGCGCTGACCGTCGACCGCGATGCCGAGGTCGCAGTCTGGCATCGAAACGCGCAGCTGCTCGAGCACGGCGCGCGGTGTGAGTCCGGCCCGCCAGACCAAGGCGCTGCGCGCGACTGGACCGTCCCCCATCAGACCGTGCTTCACCGACAGCCGGATCACGCCACGGCTCCTTCGCGGCGCCACAGCTGCATCACGCGCTCGCGCGCGAGCGGCAGCGCCACGACGCCAGCGTCCTCGATCGCGGTCCACAGACATCCTCCGTCGACCACGCCAACCGACAGCCTGGCGGTGTCGCGGAACGCGACGTCGCCGTCACGCGGTGGGCCGTCCACGCGTTGCCAGCCGGACGGCATGCAGGTGCCGGGGGTCACCTGGCGTGCCGCCCAGTCGGCGGCAATCGCTCGCCAGGGGTCCAGCAACTCGACGCCGTGCCGCTGCAGCAGGCGCGCCATTACGACGCCGGTGCAATCGATGCCGCCAAACGGCCCAAGCTGCCGACCGGCGCGCCGGAACGGCGTGCGCCGAAGCAGGCGATCGAACGTCGCGTCATCGAGCACGGCCGCCTCCGAGATCTCCAGGCTCACTCCACTCATCGCGGCTCCTGCGGGATGCCAGGGAAGCCGCCGAATCGGCGCGGATGCAGACGCGGCAAGTTGCGGGCGACTTCGTCGTTCCCGCGCGCGATGCAGTTGGCGAACGTCTTGTCGCAGGTCGTGAACGCCGCGGCCGCGTTGACGATGTAACCGCATGCTGGACCTCCGAACGGGATGTGCCGGCAGCGCGCGGGTACATAGCGCTGCGGCGGCGACTTGGCGTGGAACAGGTTGGCGGTGCCCAGGGTCAGCGTGATGGTGGTGGCGTTGGCGACGCAGCCCTGCACCTCCCATTGCCACGGCTTCAAGGACTCCTGGTTCGGATAGGCGATCGAAAGCCCGGCCTCGGTAAGCAACCAGGTCGTCACCGGCCGACCGACCAGACCGTCATAGGCGTGCAGATAGCGCATGGCGAACCTGCTCGCATTGCCGAACGCGAGATCGAGATGCGGCAGGTCGCCCTCGCCGGACAGCTCCAAGTTCCCGACCTCCATCTGCATCGGGTTCCAGATCGTCTGCAGCGGCGCCGACAGCGGCCATTCGACGTCACGGTGGTAGGTCGTGAACCGGAACAGCTGCTGATGCGCGGACGGTGTTGCCGGCGACACCTCGATCTCGGCGAGCCAGATCAGCGGCGACCGGCCGTGCGGTCGCTCGACCTCCTGCAGGATGCTCGCGGGAAGGGAACTCATGGGCCGATGTGCACGAGCTCGGCGACGCGCACGGCCGCCGTGCGCAGCGGGCCGTTGGTGTCGACGACCTGGTAGGCAGGCCGCTCCAGCAGACCCAGCGCGGCGTTGCCGGCGTCGCCAGGCGGGACCCAGCGGAACGTGCGATTGGCGCGGAAGAAAGCATCGAGGGTCGCGAACTGGCTCGGGCGCAGCACGTTCCATCCGAGCCGCCAGATCCTGCGCCCGATGGAGAATTGCGGCCAGGACCGCGAGTAGCCGGTCTCGCCCTTGATCTCGCCGCTGTCGCGCACAGCGTCCTCGGGAATCGCCCAATCGGGCTGGATCGGCAGGTCGACCTGCGCGGCCAGCGCCACGCCCTCGCGCGACGGCACGAGCACCACGGGGTTCGCCAGCGGCGCCGGCGGCACCACGTCGATCGACGGGTCCTGCAGGAACCAGAACTGCACGGCCTCGAAGTCTTGCACCGCGTGCGCCACCAGGCCGCCCTCGCCGTCGATCCTCAAGAACTGGAACCGATACTGCACCATGTCGAGGCCGCCCTGGCCGAGGCCCTGTGCGGCGAAGCCCAGCACGGGCACGCCCTCCACGACCGTGCGCACGTTGCAGTAGTCGCCGACCCACATGACCGATCCGAGGTTGTCCTCGATCCACCAGGCGTGCGAGCGCGACAGCACCGATGGCGGCACCAGGATGCCGTGCACGAGCGTCGTGCACTGCGTCACGCCGGTCTGCTGCGGCCCCGGTTCCCATGGGACGTAGGGCGTCTGCAGCACGCGACCGATGTTGGCCGCGACGATCAGGCCGGGAGCGCCGTTCGCCACCTTCAGGCTGGCGAAGTTGGGCAGCAGCTCGAGCCGCAACGAGAGCACACGCCAGCGATAGACCTGCGTCTGCCGGCCGGCGACCGCATGCTGATCCGTGCCGCGGAAGGCGAGCGCGAACGCGCCGCTGGGGCGCGTCAGCACTGCGAAGCTGCCGAACTGCTGTGTCGGCTCCTCACCGCCGGCGCCGACCCAGGTGCCGCGTGTGTCGGTGCCCCAGCGCAGCGAGCTGCCGCTGACCTCGACGAAGGTGCCGAACGTGCCGTCGGTCGTGTAGCCGTGCACGAATCGCGCCGGGCCAGCGCCGTTTCCGCGCGGCGTGAACCAGAGGTTGTAGAAGTGGAGCCACTTCTGACCCGCCACGCCGATCGACTGCGCGGTCTGATAGAAGTTGGTCGGACCGCTGCCGGCAGCCGCATTCAGCACCGGCGCGCCGCCGGGCGGTCGCGCGGGGTAGTACTCCTCAGCGACGCGCGCGGCGACCGGGATCGCGTCAAGATCCCACCACAGGAACGTGATGTTGCTGACCTGGACCGTCGGCGAGTAGTTGGCCGCATCGCCGTTGGCGAAGCATCGCGCCCACACGACCAGATCGGCGACGTTGCTCCAGTTCGGGCCCCACAGCGGGTCGGTGATCGGGAAGCCGGCGTCGCTCGAGAACAGCACCAAGAACTGGAACGGGCGCGCGACGTCCACGCCGGTGTGCGGGTCGTCACCGATAGCGAACTGCATCCGGTACTCCGGGTGCTTGAGGCCGCCCGAGTCGCCGAGGCAGACTTGCACCATGCCGCGGACTGGCGGGCTGCCGGCGACCACGGCGGTGTGCACGTGGCCGGTGACAACGAACGCGTAGTGGCGGTTGTTCTGCAGCTTGCTGCGCGGCAGCGTCGCCACCACGGCCCAGGCGTCGCCGCCGATCGGTCCTGGCTGTAGGCCGAGGCCCTGCACCGTCACCGGCCCGTTCACATTCAGGATGCCGCCCCACAGGACGTCGGACACGTCAGCGCCTCACCTGCTGCACGCCCTGGCGGACCGCGTTCCGCTCCTGCAGGTCCTGCTGCGCGAACGCTCGCAGCAGGCCACGGTGCTTCGACAGGACGCGCACGACGTCCTGGCCATCCCAGGCCTGGATGTAGACGTGCGTGTCGCCGCCGCCGCCACCGCGGAAGTTGCGCATGTCGACCTGGATCCGCCGGCCATCGGGCAACGGCACGAAGGCCTCGGCCGGCGCGCTGCCCTCGCCGAGGATCGCCAGGTGCGGGCCACGCACCACGCCGCCCATCGCCATCCGGCGGATCGGCATCAGGCTCTCGACGCCACCGGGGTCGACTCCGCCCTTCGCGCGCAGGACGGAGCCGCCAGTTGGCCCTTGGATGTTCACATTGCCGGCGCCGAAGATCGCCGACAGGATCCGCACGGTGATCAATCGCGCGATCACCTGCGCCAGCACCTGGATCGTCGCCTGGCCGAAGTCGTGGAAGGCCTGCTTCGCCGACTTCGTGTGTGAGATCACTGCGGCGAGGTTGTCCTGGAACGCGGTGAGCGGCCCGTTCACCAGCGCCTCGCCGGCATCGAATGCCGCCTTGTTCCAGTCGGTCCATGCGACCGACGCATGCGTAATGCCCTCGGACAGGTTGTCGAACGCTCGGTCGGCCTGCTCGGCGCCCTTCTTCAAGCCATCCGTTTTCGATTCAGGCGCCGGAGGCCCGAGCGGGACGCCTTCGCCGGTCTGGCGCTGTAATGCCGCGCGCGACGCGGCGATGCCGGCATGTATTTTGGCGAAGAACTCGTCCTGCTCCTTGGTCGTGAACTCGACCGCTTTCCCGTAGTCGTTCACGGCCTGCTCCATGACCCGCAGCTGCGACTGCAGCTCGGCCGCGTGCTCCTGGGCCTTCTGCGTGGCCGCGGGGGAGCCGCCGAAGATCTCGAAATTGATCCGCGTCAGCTCGGCGAGGATGACCTTCCACCCGAGCACGGTCGTGTTGAATCGCGAAGTCAGCGACTCGAACAGGTCGTGCACCTTCTCGACGACCTTGGTCGCGATCTCGGCGAAGCTCACCAGCGCGTCCGCCACGTCGAACAGCGCATCGCGGATCTCTGGCGCGTGCTTGTGCAGAGTCTCGACCATGCCGTCGAGCAGGTGCTGCACCAGGGGCGCCACCTCGATAAGCAGCCGGGCGGCGAAAGCCTCGATCGTCTGCTGCAGCCGCACCCAGGCGGCCTGCATGTCCTGCACCTTCTGGATTTCATCGCGCGAGAACACGGTGCCGGCAGAGCGCGCCTCTTCGGCGAGCCTGCGGACGGCGTCTCCGCCCTCCTTCAGCAGCGGCGCCAGCCGCTGGCCTTCGCGGCCGAACAGCTCGACCAGGATCCGCGTGCGCTCGGCCTGCGATTGCACGCCGTGCATGCCGTCGGCGACGCGGGCCAGCGCATCGATGACATCGATTTGGCCGTCCGCGAAGTCGCGCGCCGACAGCCCGAGCTTGTCGAGCGCGATCGCTTGCTGCTTGCTGCCCTCGGCAGCCTCGCCCACCGCGACCTGGAAGTGCTTCTGGGCGGTGGCGACGTCATCGATCGACAGGCCGAGCTGCTCAGCCTTCTCGACCAGCGCCCCCAGCGCCTCGGTGCTGGTGCCGAGTTCGTCGGCGACGCGGCCCAGGTGGCTGAGCTTCTCGGCCGAATCGACCACCATCCCGGCGAACTCCCTCGCCAGGTGCAGCGCGCCCTCGAAAGCACGCTCGAGAGCGACGCCGGCAGCGGTCGACAGCGCATTGCTGACGAACTTGGAGACGTTCTTGGCAGCGTCGGCGAACGCCTTGCCGACGCTGCCGGCCGACTTCGTCGCCTGCTGCTCCATGCGCTTGAACGCCGCCGTCGCGGCGTCGTTGAACAGCGCCTTGATCTCGAGTAGCCGTTGCTCGGAGCCGCCGCTGGTCATCGGCTCACCTGCTCTTCCCGCGCCGCTGCCGCGCCGCTTCCTCGTGCGCGGCCGCCAGCGGCCGGAGCAGCTGTATCGCGTCGACCAGCGTGCCGGGCTGGTCCGCCCATCCGCCCGGGCCCGGCAGCATGCCGAGCTCGGTCATGCGCAGTGCCCGGCAGGCCGCCAGGTGCTCGGGCAGCACGAAGCTGTTCGGGCAGCGATGGAACTGCAGCCGGCCCGAGCCACCGCAAGCAGCACACTCGTCGAGCCGGCCGCCGCATTCGTCGCACGGCAGCTCGAACTGCGGTGTGGGAGCGTCGACGTCGCATCCCCACTCCGCGCGCGCCTTCGACGCCGCCGCCGTGCCGGCGCAGCAGACTCTGCAGTCCTGCTGCCACCCGTCGCCGAACTGCATGGCGGCGGCGATAGTCAGCCCCGGCGGTCATCGGCTCCCAGGAACTGGTGATCGAGCGCCGCGGTGGAGACGCGAAGCCGCGTCACCATGTCGAGGCGATTGAGGAAGGCCGGGGTCGGCACGCGGAACGTCTCGCCGGCGAGCCGCAGATCCTCCTGTTCGAACGGCACCACGGTGCCGTCCTCGCCGACCAGGTTGTCGACACCGACGAGGCACAGCCGCAGCGCCATCGCCATCAGCTCGACGTCCTCCTCGGCCGACAGCTCGAGCTTGCCGCCGCGCGCGCGGCCGCCGAACTGCCGCATCAGCAGCATGCGGCAGGCGTAGGGCAACGCGCGCAGCCACCAGGTCGTCTGCCGCTCCTTCGGCAACGCCTGGTCCTCGGGGGTCACATAGGCCCGAGCCTCCTTGATCGTGAGGGCGACGGCCAAGGGTCAGTTCTCGTCCGCGCCGGCGGCGGCGAGTGCGTGCTTGGATGCGGTGAAGATGTTGATCAGCGCGTGCTGCAGGCTCTCTGGCCGCTTGGTCTCGTGAAGCCTGTCGAATGTGCGCTTGGCGCACTCGGCGAAGGGCGCGAACACCTCGGCCAGATGCGGCGGCAGCTGCACGTCGTCGAAGGACAGCGCGAACTCGCGCAACTCCTCGCGACTCGGGCTCGACAACGGGACCGGGACCGCGGCAGGTGGCCCCTCGAGCGCCGGCGGCGCGGGATCGGGGGTCGGCGCTGCCGGCTGGGGATCGGTGGTGTTCTCTTCCATGGGATTCTCGATCGCGGCCGCGCGCGATGAAGGCCTCGCGGGGGCGGCGCGGCCGCGACCTCCCCCGCGACCCTGCAGGATCAGATCATCGCCAGCACGAGGTCGTCGTCGCCGGCGTCACGCAGGTAGCGCGGCTTCAGCGTCACCTGCACGGTGGCGTAGCCGTCCTGGTCGCCGTCCGGGCACTCGGCCACCTGGCAGTTGGGCGCCGCGATGATCATCGTGCGCGCCACCGACGGCGACGTCGTGCGGCCGGCATAGGTGCCGGTGCCGTCGCCGCCGAGCATGCAGCCGAAGCTGATGTTCTCCTCATTGTCCCGGCGGCTGATCCAGTCGAACGCCATGCCGACCTGGTCGAACTCGACGATGATCGTCGGCTCGCGATCGGCGATCTGCACCGACAGCAAGCCGCCGCTCTGGTTCGCATCCAGGCGGTTCACCAGCTTGTTGTTGGGCGAGACCTTCACCGACTTCACCGGGAAGCGATAGAACTGGCCCAGGTAACCGACGCCGCAGAACGCGCCAAACAACCGCGGGCTGCGGATCGCGTTGAGGCCGGAGGTCGACAACGTCAGCGCCGCCGACTTGCCCGCCGGGCGGCCGCGCGCGTTCATGGCGAACACCAGCGGTTCGCCGCCGTTGCCCTCGAGCGACCACTCGATGCGGGCGCCAGAGGTCTGGCGCAGGAACCCGTCGAGGTTGTGGCCGATCGACAGCGACGGCGTGCGCAGCTGCGTCGGGTCGGCTGACAGCGTCGTGGTGTTGCCGGCGCCGTCGTCCAGCGTGTTGCCGCTGAGCGCCGTGCCCCACAGCAGCGAACCGGTGACACCCGACACCCAGGAGCTCGCCGGTCCGAGTGCCACGACCTGGATCGCGCCGACCACGAAGCCGCCGCTGATCACCTTGAGGATGATGCCGACCGCCGCCGGGTTCGACGGCGTCCAGGCCGCCGAGCTCCATTGGATGAGGCGCAGCGAATCGGGGCCGTAGCCGAAGCCCTCGTTCGTCAGCGACACCACGGTCACCGTCACGGATTGGCCGCCCTGGTCGCCCGTGAGGGTGCCGGTCGTGAACGCCGACGGCGCGTCGATCACGTAGACGACGATGTCCCCGGCGGCGCCCTTCTGATCGGTGAGGCAGATGCCGCGCTTGCCGCCCGACTGCGTCACGCTCTCGCCGATCTGGAACCGCTTCGTGCTGGTGCCGGTGGTGAACGTGATCCGGATCAGCTGGTTCTCCTGCATGCCGCCGGCGCGCAGCGTGCGACCGAAGGACGGCGCCGTGCCGATCGCGCCAGAGCCGCGGAAGTCCTCCTTCCAGGTCTGGGCGCGGGTCGTGAGGCCCGGCGGCGCGTTGGTGCGCGACAGCGACGGCGATGCCGGCACGCGGTCGAGGAACGCGACGTCGTCGACGGGCGCCGTCGGGTCGTAGACCTGCACCGCGTCGGCGCCGGTCATCGTCGCGAGCGCGCCGTCGGTGGGCTCGATCTTGGTCGTGATCTGCTGGATGCGCTTCAGCATGGGTTTCTCCTCATTCGCGTGCGGCGAGCCGGATCAGGGTGGCGCGCGCGCTCGCCGACGTCGCGCTCGCGAAGTTGATGCTGGGCGGCGCCGCATGGCGCCAGGCCTCGACGGCGCCGGTCTCCGGGTTGCGCCAGGAGAACTGGCCGCGCCAATCGCGGAAGTGCGCGCGGATCGATGCCGCGACGTCGAGGCCGATGCCGTCCCAGGACATCTCCCAGGTCTCCTCGCGAACGTTCGGATCGGCATCGCGGCCGAGCAGCGGCGCACTGCCCTGCCCGTCGACTCGCGTGGACAGACCGTCGGTCCGCGACCAGCTGGTCGGCGGCGGCAGCGCCTCGCCAGGCATCTGGCCGACCGGGATCTGCGGCCAGGCCAGCGTCATGACCCCACCTGCGTGAAGTGGTAGGGATCGCCGACGTTGTGCCGGTAGCGGGCGCGGAACTTGACCAACACGCGGCCGTATGACCGGGTGACGCCGTCCTGCGGGACGATCGGCGCCCAGCTGTCCTCCTGCAGGTCGTCATAGGTGACGCCGCGGGCGCCGCCGACCAATGCGGCCTCGACCTGCGCGACCAGGTCGGCCTCGTGGTGCACCGGCCCTTCGCCAGAGCCAGCATCCTCGTGACCGAACTGGATCACCGCGTCGATCCGCAGGTCCTTGGTCTCGGTCATGCTATCGCGGTTCACCACGTCCTCGCCCGCATTGGTGAGCCACAGGATGCGCGCGCCGACGGCGGTGTCATCGCCAGGCTCAACCTCCTGCACCGACCACGGCGGCAGCAGCGCCTCCTGCGCCTTGCCAAGCAGCTCGTCGAGGATCTGGTTGCGGATCGCGACGTTCGCCATGGGTCACTCCCGCTTCCCCTGCGCCGCCTGCCGGATGATGCGGTCGCAGGCCTGGGCGAATGCCTGCCCACGGAAACCGGACAGCTGCTCCCAGGTGTCGTACATGTGCAGCGTCGGCGGATTGCGCACCTGCTTGACCAGCAGGAAGCGCCGCTCGAGGCGCTGGGGAGGTGGCGCTTCACCCTTCTTCGGCCGGCCGGCGCCGCTGCGCTTCTGCTTCACCTTCGCGAGCAGCAAGGCCGAGCCGCCCTTCGCCTGGTGGAACACCAGTGTCTTCCCGGGGTTGTTCTGGAGCCATTTCCGCGGCGTGCGGCCAGAAGCGTCCTGTCCCTTCGTCGCCCGCGTCAGCGGGATCGCCATCCACTTGCCGCGCGATCGGATCGTGGCGCCGAACTCGTGCACCGCGAGCGGAATCGAGCCGGTGAATGCGACCGCCTGCAACTCCTTGCGCAGCGCGTACTCGGCCTGGTGTTGATCGAGCCGCACCTCCACCGGCTTCACGTGATAGACCACCTCATTGTCACGCGGCTGCTCAGGGCCCTCGTTCACGCCCCAGACCTTGATCGCGCGGCTGGCGGCGGACGCGCGGCCGAACTTGATGCCCTTGTTCCGCAGCCACTGCTGGCGATGCTTGCCGAACACGCTCCCGAGGTAGTTCCGCATCCAGAAGTACAGCAGGGACGGGAACGCCGCGCTGACCCGCTGCAGTTGGGTTGGATCGACGCTGACAACCAGCGCCCTGGCGGTGCCGATCCCCGTCGGCGCGGCGAAGGACGTCACGCGACGACCTCCAGCTGATAGCCACCCTCATCGACCTCGAGGGTGCGCTGCCAGCGGGTCTCGACGATGGCGCCGCCGAGATCCATGGCGAACCGGAACCGGGCGCCGTTCTGGGGACTGGGAATGCCGGCCACCGCGGCGGCGTCGGCCGGCACCCACAGCAACGCGGTCAGCAGCTCGAGGCGACGGTCGCCGAGCTCGTGCACCTGGCGCCCCTTGCGGTCGACGACGGCGTGCACGCCGATCTGCCAGGTGGTGGCGCCGGCCTGCTTGAAGTCCACGAGCTCGCCGAAGTGATCGAGCCGCGTCAGCGGCCCGCGGGCATGGCGGCGCAGGACATCGCGCAGCGTCACCGCACCCCGGCCTTGCGGCCGGGGGCAGTCGCGCCGCGGGCGCCGGCGACGACAGGCGCCTCGCCGACCATCCCCGCCGGATCGCCGGGCAGCGCGGTGGTCGGGCCCGCGGCGGCGGCCCCTTCGGGCGGCTTCGTCCAGTCGGGCGGATGCTTCTCGCGCGGTGGCAGATCCGGATGCACCACGAGCTGGTTGCTGCGCATGGCGCGCACCAGCTCGGGGACGTCGACGCCATCCGGCAGCTCGACGACGCCGAGCGCCTTGCGGGTGGTCAGGTGCGTGAGAGTGGCGCGCATAGATCAGATCGACCGGCGCGTGCCGCCCTCGAAATACACCCACACGACCGCGGTGGTCGTGCCGATGCCGCTCTCGATCTCCTCGACCTTGCCGATCTGCTGGTTCGAGGCCGCGGTGAGCGTGAACGTGTTGCCGTCCGACCCGTAGACCGCGACGCCGACGTCGGTGGCGGCCCAGTTGGTGGACTTCGTCACCGTCAGGCGGACGGGACCCTTCTGCGACACCTGGCAGCGGTCGCCGGCGACCGCCGCCGCGGTGTCCAGG